AAAACAATTAAAATTAGTAGTTTAAAAAATGAAAACTTTATTGTTCAAACAAATGCCGCAACACCATCTGCTGTTAGCAATCCATTTGCACCTATTCAAACTTTAGTTGATTATAATCAAATATCAAGAACATTAAGACTCTATTGGGATGATCAAGTTGAACTTGCTTCTGACCAAGAATATTTAATTAGATTAGTTAATTTTTTAGACGCAGTAAATGAGTCTATAGATGAAGAGCAGGTGTTATTTACCTGGAAAGGCGATGACGCAACCCCATCTTCATTCTCTTCCGTTAGAGCTCCAGATGTTGGAGAAATTTTAGTTGAAGACAAGTCCGTAAGAACAGACGCTTATACAAGTATCCAGATCCTTGCTAAAAACCCAGAATTCTTTATCTCAGAAGTGTATCCAGTAAATGGTGATTTTTATCTAGGTAATGATTTTAATTTCGGAAGAGCAGTCATAGTCTTTAATGCAAGGCCGGCATCAAACTACTTAAGTAATACATACTTTAAATGCCAAAGAAAAAAGATACAAAGAACACCATCAAGATGGGAAAATATATCTACAGTAATCCAATTGCATTCTTGGAAACCAGAAGTCTTTATTGACTTCCCATCTTTATTGGACGCAACCCCAGCATATTATACTGAAGATAAAGAATATTTTGAAAGCGGATATAAATACAGAATTGTAGTATCTAAAGATATTGGTGTTTAAAAATGGCTAATTTAGTTTATGGCAAAGCTAAAACTGGTCTTTTAACAGGATTAATAAACACTTCTGCTTCTCAATATGCGGTATTGCTAGTCGATAAAAGACTTTATTCAATCAATGCAGTAAATGATGAATTTGTTTCAAACATTCCAGCATTAGCTATAAAAAAAAGAACTGGAAATATCAGCGGGATAACAGTCAGTAATGGTGTGTTAGACGCAAGTGATTTAATAATTCTCCACGATGGCTCCTACTTTGACGCAATTATCTGTTATCAAGTAGGTAGCACAGATGCTAATTCGAGATTGTTTTTTTACATAGATTCTTCAACAGGTCTACCATACGAAGGTAGTAATTCTAGTTCTTCAATTACTATTGTGTGGAGTAACACAGTTAGTAAAATATTATCATTATAGGAAAAATATGGCCACTCAATATCCAGCATCTTTAGACAATTTCGTTAATCCAACTTCAACTGATAGACTCGATTCTGTATCTGTTCCCCACCACAAACAGCATACAGACATTAACGACGCTGTAGAAGCCTTACAGACCGTTATAGGGTTGAATCCAGCAGGTTCACACCTAACTGTTAAAGATAGAATAATTGCAGCTGAAACAAATATTTCCGCTCAATCAGTTTTAAATGGTTTGACCGATGTTACTATAAATACAGCTGCTAGTGGACAAATTTTACGTTACAACGGATCTCAATGGGTCAATTACGCAGAATCAGATCTTGTTGATGGAGGAAATTTTTAAATGTCTAATATTTTAAGAATTAAAAGAAGAGTCGCTAGCGGTTTACCAGGTGCACCAAGCTCTTTAAAGAACGCAGAATTAGCATTTAACGAAGCTGACAATACCCTTTACTACGGTTTTGGCGATGATGGCAACGGCAATGCAAATAATATTCCAGCAATTGGTGGTATTGGTGCATTCGTATCACTTACTACTTCTCAAACGCTAACTGGAGATAAAACTTTTTCTGGAACAGTTGTTGTTCCAACGCCAACGGCAAATGCTCATGCTACAACAAAACTTTATGTTGATCAACAGGTATCTAATGTTAGTAACATTGTTGCAAACGTTGCTACGGCATTTACAGTTTCGGGCGACTCTGGATCAAACCAAACAATTACTTCAGGTACTGATACACTAACAATTTCTGGTGGTACTGGCTTAAGTTCTGTTGCAGGTGCGACTGATACAATCACGATAAACCTTGACAACACCACAGTAACTGGTGGCTCATACGGTGGCGCAGGAACTGTTGCGACATTCACTGTTGATGCCCAGGGTCGTTTGACAGCAGCTGGTAATACGGCAATTTCTTTGACTTCTTCAAACCTTGACAATACTGCGGTAACTGCTGGCTCTTATGGAGCTGCAAATTCAGTGGCAACATTTACAGTAGATGCAAAAGGAAGGCTGACAGCAGCTGGTAATTCGGCAATTGCAATTACCGGATCACAAATTAGCGACTTGTCAACCGCAGCAGTAACCTCACTCACTGGTACCGCAAATGAGGTTACAGTATCTGCAGCAAGTGGGGCAATTACGATTGGCTTACCAGACGATGTAACGATTGGCAATAACTTAACCGTAACTGGTGATTTAATTGTGAATGGAAATACAACAACTTTAAATACAGCAACTCTTGTTGTTGAAGATAAAAATATTGTTCTAGCTAACGCAGCATCGCCTACAGATATAACAGCTGATGGAGCTGGTATAACAATACTTGGTTCAACAAACAAAACTTTTAATTGGGTTGACGCAACAGATGCTTGGACATCGTCTGAACATTTAGATCTAGCTGCTGGAAAAGTTCTAAAAATAGGAACATCTGAAGTATTATCAAATACTACTCTAGCTTCAAGTGTTGTTAACTCAAGCTTAACTTCAGTAGGCAATGTTACTTCAGGAACCTGGAGCGCAGGGACAATAGCTATCACTTATGGTGGCACTGGTGCAACAACTGCGTCTGGTGCTAGAACCAATTTAGGTTTAGCTATAGGAACTGATGTTCAAGCCTATGATGCAGAGCTCGCAGCAATAGCTGGCCTTACATCAGCAGCTGACAAGCTCCCGTATTTTACAGGAGCAAATACTGCAGACTTGGCTACGTTCACTACATTTGGTAGAAGCCTTGTAGATGACGCTGATGCAGCAACAGCAAGAACAACTATTGGTGTTGGAACTATTGCAACACAAAATTCAAACAACGTTACAATTACAGGTGGATCTATTTCTAACTTGACGACATTTGATGGTATCACATTTGATGGTGGAACCTTCTAAGTAAAAAGAAAGGTTTTATAGTGGCAACACCTAGCATTACCCAAGGGCAAATAGCACTTGATCCTATCAATAGAATATTTTATTATCTAGACAGTAACGGAACTTTAGTTAACTCGTCATTAAATTTATTGCAAGAATCAAATACTTCTATTACAACAGAAGAAAACTTAACAGTAAATAACATAACTGTTCTTGGCAACACGACTGTTATTGATTCTACTGTAACGACAATTAAAGACCCTATCATTACACTTGGTGGAAAAACTGCACCAACAGTTGATGACAATAAAGATCGTGGTATTGAGTTCCGTTGGTATGACGGTTCACTTGCTACTCCAGCTGCAAAAGTTGGATTTTTTGGTTTTGATGATTCATCTGGAAAATTTACTTTTATACCAGATGCTACAAACACATCAGAAGTATTTTCTGGAACAATTGGAGAACTTGCCGCAAAGATAGATTGGGACAATCTTCTTAATAAGCCAACATTTGTCAATAGCATTACTGGCACACCAAATGAAATAGATGTAACTGCAACGACTGGCAATATTGTCATAAGCCTACCTGCAACGGGTGCTATGAACATTACTGGCACAGCAGCTGGATGGACAACTCCTAGAAAAATAACTTTAGGTGGAGATCTAGAAGGAAACGTTTTAATTGATGGCGGAGCAAACGTAACACTAGATGCATATGTTGTTGCAAATGCAGTAGCACTTGGTACAGACACAACGGGTAACTACGTTGCATCTTTAATCGCCGGAACTGGCATAACGCTCACAAACAATTCTGGTGAACAGGCTCAACCAACCGTTGCAGTTACCACAAACACCTATGATGCTTACGGTGCTGCATCAGCTGCAGAATTAAATGCTGCAACCGATGCATCCACGAAAGCTGCAACAGCGTACAGTAATGCAACAATATACACAAACAACCAATTAGCTTCATTTGGCGTAGACAATTTATCAGATGTTACAATTAATACATCATTAGCCAATAGCTATCTTAAGTATAACGGCTCTGCTTGGATTAATGATCAAGTTGATCTTGGGACAGACACAACTGGCAACTACGTTCAGTCTCTGGTTGCTGGAACTGGAATTTTAGTAACTAATAACTCTGGAGAAGGAACAACTCCAACAATTGCAGCTAATATTACTTTAGATAATTTAACTGATGTTAATGTACCTCTTGTTGGAGATGGACAACTTTTAGCTTTTGATGGCAATTCAAATACGTGGGTTGCTAAATCAGCATTAGACCTCACAATACCAGCTGGTGTACAGTACACTACAATAATTGGAGATGGTTCAAGCACTGAATTTTTGATCACCCATGGTCTAACCACAGTTGCTCCATTTGTAGTTGTAATGAAGAAAAATGCAAGTGAAAAATTTGAAGTGGTAAACGCACTTTGGGAAGTTTTTAGTAATACTCAAGTCAAAGTTTATTTTGAAACACCTCCTGCATCCGGAGATGCAAAAGTATTAGTATTTGGAAATGTTTCTACAGCTTCAATAGTTATATCCACCCTTGATCAATTACCAGACGTCATAACAAGTGGTGCTTCAGCTGGAGATGTCCTTTACAGAGATGGATCTTATTGGGTTGCACACGCCATGCACTTGAATGACTTGGCAGATGTACAAGGCACAAACTCAGCAACTAATGGTCAATTCTTAAAATATAATGGATCAGCTTGGATCAACGCAAATATAACTGAAGTTAATAATATTAATGATGTCTCAGATGTGACAATTACTTCTGCAGTAAATGGTGAGTTTCTTCAATACAACGGTTCAGCCTGGGTTAACTCAACACTTCCAACAGGAGAACCAACAGGATTTGAAAATAGGCCAGATTCTACAATTAGTCTTTCTGGAAGAACTTTTACGATTGCACCAGTTGGATCCTCATATTCAATTTGGTCAAAAGGCAAAAAATACGTTAAGTCAACTTCTCTTACCACAACAATACCAGATACTTCTGGTTTACATTATATTTATTTTAATACATCAGGTGCACTATCAAATAAAACTACATTTTTTGATTTAGAAAACGATGCACCAGTTGCATACATATACTGGAACCAAGGTAATAATACACATCACTTTTTTGCAGATGAACGCCATGGCATTACCATGGATTGGGCAACACATGAATACTTACACAGAACACGTGGAGCAGCTATTGCTAGTGGTTTTGGACTTGCAACTGATTTAACTAAAGATGGTACGTCAAACATTTGTGCACAAGTTTCTATAGCTAGTGGAACTTTCTTTGACGAAGATTTAGAAGTTTCTATTACACATTCAGCTACACCAACAGCAAATACGTG